GCAAGGAAATATGGAAAGACATAAACGCTGATGATTACATTCAAGCAGAGCGTGATGCGTGGGACTAGATGAAAGCCGACACTCTCTCCCCATCTGCCATCGACACTTACCTCCAGTGTCCCGAGAAGTTTCGGCACCGCTACGATGCTGGCACTCAAGCCAGACCTAGCACTTCCTACATGGTGGGGTCGCTCTTCCACGATGCGATTGAATCCTATATCGATAGCAAATACGAGTGGACCTTCGAGCAGAGCATCAACTATGTTCTCGAACATGTCAACGCCTATCAACCCAAAGTAGTGAAGGAGGCTCTCCGAATCGGGAACAACTTCCTTGCACAACAACGACTCCCCCCGATAGACAAGGTGTTCGGAACTGAGATTTCCTTTGCTCCAACAGGAAGGAAGATTCGAGGTAACATCGCTCATTCTCATGTCGATTTCCCTTCGGGGCTACGCCTCTACGGTATCATCGATATGATCTACATGGATGGTGACACTGTAGTCGTAGCAGATTGGAAGACACAGAAGAGTTGGATCACACCTGATGATCTCGCTGTGAAAGTACAGGCTATGGCTTACGCTCTCGTAGTTCACACCATCACAAACCGGCCGGTTCGAGTCGAGTTCATTCTAGTTCGATACCCCGAGGAAGGTCCTGTTGTGTGGATTCCTGAAGATGATGACTTCGGTCGCATCGAAGAGATGCTACTCGCTTATCAGCGCAGAATCCAGGCAGATGTAACACCTGTTCAGGCCAAACCATCTGACATGTGCCGCTTCTGTGAATACAACTACACCTGCACACCCTACCAGAACTGGGCGGCTAAAGACCCACCCAACGCTGCGTTGTGGGAGACCATGACACTTGGTGAGAAGGCAGAGGAACTCGATAAGTGGGAGGATATATTTAGCGCATCGAAAGGTGCCCGTGAGCATTTGAAAGGACTGATGCAGCGTGAGATGGAATGGCAGCACATCGACGCCATCGGTCACTGGAAGATCAAGCGTATCGGTAAGACAGAATACCAACCTGCAGCGCAGTTGATCATCGACCAGTATGGTGGTATGGAGAATGTGCCCGCAGAGTATCGAGCACAGTTAGAGAATTTCAAGCGGCGTAAGTTATCGAAGCCATTTCTGCAGAGAGATTGGAGGACAAGGAAAAGATGAGTGAGAATTACAATTTAAGAATTGCTAAAGAAGATGTAGGTATTGTCACATTTCGTGTTACGCCAAGAGTTGGAGAGCATATTGAACACGATGGTGTAATCATAAAAATAGCACAGATCCTCCATCGTGGACGAAAGCCTGTCAGAATCAACGCCAACTGTGAGCATCATGGTAACAAGCACAATGAGTGGTGGGTAGAAATTGCAGCTCCAGTTAAGTCTGAAACTAATCTCACCAACAACTTCACTTTCACTGATAACGGAGGAAAGAGATGTGTGGAGTGCGGATCTTTCATTCCAAATACATGGCTTCAATACAGCGGTAACAGCGATTCATTAGGAGATATAAAAATTGAACCAAGTCAGTGAGATATGTATTTATTGTGATCGCATCACGATCCACGAACATCATTTCAATTATAGAGAGTGTGAAGTATGCCAAAGGAAGTATTACTACGACAGCGAGATCCCAGTAACATGTTGAAGAAGAAAACCCACCTCATTCGAGATGCCATCGTGGCCTATTTAGGCCGAGCGAAGCGGGCGTCATCACCGAAGATCCATCTCTATGTGCGCCGGCAGGGCTTCATACTCAATGGAGTGAGGAAGGAAGAGATCGGGATACAACTCAATTACCTTACCAAGAAGGGTGTTATCTTGGACCTGTTCAAAACGAATGGAAATCAAGTTTATTGTTTGAATGAAGAATATGTGGAGGATGAAGAGAATGAAAATGACGCATCAATGTAAATGTGGAAACACTTTTTACGCACTGAATACAGCCACCCATCTGAATATGGACATAGAGCGATGTCCTACTTGCTGTCTCACTGAAACTCGAATGAATCGTGACACCTCATACACTGTTCGGTATGACCCTTGAAGAAGATTATCATCGTTTAATCAAGGACTACGCTTCACTTTCGCAAGAGTTACAGAAGACGAAACGCTGGCTCCATGCCTGTGATCGCAAGCGCAAAATCCTACAAGTGCTATGCACTCATTACGACGAAGGGTTGTGCGCCGCACTCAACTACGACCAGCGTTGCAAAACCCAGTGCACCATCATCGGTGCCACATGGGATGGGAATAAATTAATTGTACCGGAGAGATGAACATGAAAACGGCTAGACTAAGAAACAAGATTCTAGAATACCTTACAAATCATAATAATCCTGCTACTGCTAGAGAAATTTATGAGTATATCAATCGTACATATCGTTGGGGTGTTACAATGCACGCACTTGCAAATATACTCAAGCAAACACCCGGTGTAGAGAAGGTGGAAGTCAAGACAATGAACCACTATATGGAAGAGTCAAGCCTCACATATCCTGCGGCTGTTTGGGGTCTAAAAATATGAAGACAACCAAAACGCGCCGGCTCATCATAAAGTATCTGACTGACAACGGTCCTGCATCTTCTCATCAGATCTTCGATCATGTCAATGAGCATTCCTACTATGGCACCTCAGCTGCCGCACTTGGTAATATTCTAGCACAAATGCCTGAAGTAAAGCGAAAAGAGAGAGTAATGTCACTATCAGCAGGACACGATGGATTCAAAGTCTGGTCGTGGGAACTGAAAGAATGAAATGCTCAGTATGTACTCAGATAATGACATCATCTCCTCATAGGGCTAATTATGATCTCACCATTTATCAATGCGAAAATAAGGAATGTGAAGCAGATGCTGTCGAAACAAGAGTGTGGCGACATTGATCTTCCCTCGTGCCGTAATGGGAGATCAAGGACAGGAGTTAGTATATGGTAAAGAAGATTTCGATAAAGTTGTGGCCCGTTGTAACGGAAATACCTCAGTTTTCGTTTCGAATGCTTACTATCCTGATGCAAAACGGGGAGATTCTGTTTTCGGAACCGATACGGTTGGGCTCGATGCCATTTACTTCGATTTCGACGCATGGCCCAAAGTTGAAAACGCTCTGATAGATGTAAAGAAATTCAAGGATTGGTGCAAAGAAAATGAAGTTCCTCTCACCATTGTTTTCTCTGGTAAAAAGGGATTCCAGGTTCTGGTACACCTCAAGCCCGCAATTTATAGCCTCACTGAAAAAGTTGAGGTCGAACCCGGAGAATTCCTCTCAATCAAAGACTACTACCGAGAAGTCCAAGCAGACCTAAAGAAACGCCTCGGTCTCAAGACGCTCGATCTCCGCTGCGCAGAGCCTCGCCGGATACGCAGGGTATGGAATACTCGTCATTTCTCTAAGGGTGTCAAATCAGACACTTTCTGCCTGCCCCTGAACGAATCCCAGCTCGACTGGCAGGTTGGAGAAATCAAACAGTGGGCGAAAAACCCTCGACTCATCGACACCATTATCCCTGAGGGAAACAGAACCTTTGAGGAATTTGTGGACGACTTCTCTATCGACCCCTTGGCTACCAGTCCGCTCAACGATCCTGATGGGACACTCTTCACTGATTTCCGCACCTTCGAAGGAGAAGACAAATATGATTGGTTTAAGAAGCATCTTCCTTGGCCTTGCCTCTCTCAAGAAATGTATGATCCCAACGACAACAATCCAACTCATATGGCTCGCTTCGCATCGGCTGTATGGTGGCGAATTCAGGCAGATATCGCCCCTATTCTAGAGATCGACGGGCAACTGGTAAAGATTACCTACTCGGCTGAGTGGTTAGAGAATTTCTACCTAGCGATGCAGTATGCTGATGTGGAGAACACTGAGTTGCGCAAAGCGCAGATCAACTCCATCTGGAATCGGAGAGATCCATACAAGTTACCGTCCTGCAAAGTTCTATACAGTGCGGGACTTTGTGTTGGGAAATCCTGTGATCGATTCTCAACCTACCTTGGGAAGTATTTCAAAGATGTGGAGATGTAGACACTGTCACTGGCCTCACAACTTCATCAGTGAGTTGCGACTCAAAGGATTTGGTTTGTGCGCACAGTGTGAGAAGCCTATGTTGAAAGCCCTATCAGTGAGAGGAAGGAAATGAATGAAGAATGGCGAGATGTAGTTGGTTATGAAGAATACTATAGAGTTTCTAATCTAGGCCAAGTTTGGAGTAAGAGAAGTAACAGAGAAATTGTTGGTGGAGTAGTTGGTGAAGGTGGTAGATATCGCCAGATTACATTCTCTGTACATGGAATAGAATCAACAAAATTCGCTCACAATATAGTTATGGAAGCGTTCGTTGGTCCACCTCCTGAAAATATGGAAGTTAATCATATTGATGGTGATAAATTGAATAATCGATTAGATAATCTTGAATATGTTACTCATTCTGATAATGTTTTACATGCTTTTAAACTTGGACTATCTAATAATCAAGGAGAAAACCATCCAGGTAACAAACTTACCAAAGAAAATGTTATGGAAATACGATCATTAATTCATAATTCTAATCTTACTTTGAAAGCAATTGGTGACATGTTTAATGTTACGAAGTATTGTATATGGGATATCAAACATAAAAGGAGTTGGAATCACATATGATTCAATCTACCACAATTCCGCACATCATAGTTGATACAAGGGAAAAATTACCACTCGATACCATTCGTAACTTCCATCTCAAATTAGAGTTCAAACAACTCGAAGTGGGGGATTACGCGTGTTCTGAAGGGTGCTGTGCTTGGGAGCGAAAAGAGGGAGATGTAACCAACTTCGCTAAAGTAATTCAACAAGCGGAGGAATTGAAAGCAGCGTATAAAAACGCCTTTCTTGTTTTTAATCTCAACGGTTCAGATTTCCTTCGAGAGAACCACTCCAGATATGGAACACGAATTGCATTCGTTGCATCTCTAATTGCTCGTGGAGTTCCGCCACTCTTCATTAAGGAACATCATGATATGTTGGAAATCATCGCACACGCTATCAAGAAACTTCACGACGGTAAGCGTCGAGGTCTGCACGAATTCAATCCAGTCCGACATGTCACTAAGAAGGACCTGCAACTCAACCTGCTCACCGCTCTCCCTGGCATCTCATCAGGTCGTGCACAAACATTGATACACAGCGGCCACAGCATCAGGGATATCCTGAATATGACTGAGAAACAACTGTGTGAATTCGATGGAATCGGTCCGAAAACTGCTAAGAAAATCAGAGAGGTGTTAGGATGAGATGTAGAGGAACACCAATTATTGGATGGAGAATTTACGCACGACAGACAGGATCTATCATAAATAATTTCATTCCTGCAACCTGCATACAAGTCGTTGGAACAAGATGGTTATCTACCTCTGATCGACATGGTCAAGATTTCGAGAATATTCTCTGCGGAAAAGAACCATGCGTGATGGGACATGAAACAGATTCACCTCATTTCTGCGGTGAGCATGTTCATATATGGATCGAGAAGAATATCAAAGCAAAATCAGATGAAGTCGTACCTGAATGGAGAGAAGATTTGCCTGATGATCTAAAGGAAGTAGGACTGAATGGGTAAGCGCGGTCCTCGGGCTCGTGTCAGTGACAGAAAGGTTCGAACCGCTCTGACTAAGGTCCCAGAGGAGTACAAAGGGGCTACAATCTACGCTTGTATGCGCTGTGCTAAGGAAGATAAGCGTGCTGTTTACATCAATGTGGGGGATTTACTCAACGCTGTTTTCCGCTCCGAGTTCTATATTCGTTGCCCTATGTGCGGCTACGAGTCCGTGTTCTATGATGACTATAACAACGATGCGCTCTGGTTCTGCCCGCAGTTGAAGAGTCACTATCAATTCCTTATGACTCTCGAACAAGCCCGAGCACCAGAAGAATGGGATCCGCAAACCTTCCTTACTCCAACCCGCATCACTGCTTCCGATATGAGGATGGTGATGGATCTATTAGCGAAACAGAAGGAGAAGGAGATTTGACCATGGAAGAAAAACTCTCACGCCTGAACGATTTCTGTGTCAGTTTCACTCGATTGGGTGACTATGATATGTCGTATAAAGTGAGTGGGGATGTGGTTCAACTCACATTACTTCAGAAACCGTCAGGAGATCGAATGATGTGGCTCTTTAAAGTAGAAGCATCTCTTCAAGAGATGTTCGATAATGTGATCCAGACGCTTGTGACTCGTAATCAGAACAACATCGGGGTGGCATCATGAAGGATCTGATCTATCCAACGACTCCAGCAGAAGAGATCAAGGAGCGTGACACAGGTTCAACAGCACACAGACGAGTTGTCCTCCCTGGAGGGAAGTGGATCGATGTTGAGGTGCCGATCTACGAATTCAAAGGAATGCACTACACAAAGGAGATAGATGTGCAACGAGCAGCAGCAGAACATGTGTATTGGGAGGAAGAATGACTATGAAGTGTTCATCCTGTCATCAGAAAATCAGTAAGAAGTATCCTGACACCATAGCGGTGGAATGTGAAAATTGTGGGAGAATTGTGTATGCTTCCCCTAGTGGAAAAATATCGCCCGAAGTCAATTGACGAGGTAGTTGGTCATGACGCCATCAAGAAGTCCTTCCGACACTACATCGAAAAAGAATCGTTCAACTCCATCCTACTACACGGACCCCCTGGCACAGGAAAGACTGCACTCTTACTTGCTTTCCTTAGGGAGTTCTACGGAGATTCCTTCCGAGACAATGTCACCGAATACAATGCTTCCGATGACAGAGGAATCGACTTCATCCGAAACACCGTCAAGAAGTGGGCAAACATCTCACCCAAAGGTGGGTATTCGTATCGAACACTATACTTGGGAGAATGCGATGCGCTTACACCTGCGGCACAGGATGCTCTCAAACGCATTCTGGAGATCACTGCTTCCAATGTCCGTTTTGTTGCTGATTGTAATGACCTTTCTGCCCTGATCCCAGCGATTCGCTCACGCTTCGTGAGAATGTATGTAGGTCCACACGACGGAAATCAGATCGTAGAGCATCTAGGTTTCATCGCTGATGAGGAAGATCTCAACTTCGGTAATGTGACACTTGGAACCATCGCTGAATATGCAACTTCCCTTCGTGACGCTATCCAAACCCTAGAATCGCTACCGCCGGGTGCTGATGATTTCCACCTCGCTGAGATCGACCCTCACCCTACACCTCAATCCGTGGTAAAACTAATTCGCTCTAATTTTGAGCAATCATGGAATGACCGTGAGCGTGTGCTCCAAGAATGTCTGAAGGAATCTGGTAACCGAGCACACGAAGTGCTTGAGATGATCTACGAGATGTTCTCAAAGAAGGATCACGCTAAGAAGGGTGAGATCCTCTACACCATAGGTGAGTGGCACTATAAGATGGAGCGTGGTGGAAACCCGATCATTGGGCTGCGTTGTTGTCTCGATGTGATCAAGGAGATTGTGAAAGGAAATGGGAATAAGTAGAAAATCTGGCGGCTTCCATAAGCGCAAGTGTGAGTGTGGCTTCACATTCCATATTGGTAATCATTCCAAAGACCCGCCAACCAAGTGTGGGCGTTGCGAGCCTCGTGATGGACAGGTAAGTTGGACTCTATCGGAGGGACCTCAAAATGGGTAAATCATATGGACTAAGGAAGGGTGGTAACATCTACAACCGCATCGTAGAATTGCTCGCCGACACTGAGATGACCAGTCAGCAGATTGCCACCGCACTCAAGCCTGACTACAAATTCATCCCAACCAACGCTGTGTTGGGTCAACATCTGAGACAATGGGGTATTCCTTGTCGAATCGAAACACGCTACGGTGAGAATGTGATCATCAAACCTCGACCGATAAAAATATGGGGGCCGTGGCCAAGATGAATGACGATCAAATCTTAGCCTCGTTCCGTCAGAAGCACCGCCCACATGGTCTAGTTGTATCCCTTGGATTGGATACAGCCTATCAGATCAATGAAGTATGGTGCTGTGATGGTTGCGGACAGAGGTTGTATCTATGAGACGGTGTCGCACTTGTGACGGTTCTGTCTATAGTTTCGACTGCCTCTGTGGACATTGTGAGTCATGCCATTATGATATAAAGTAAAGGAGAAATAAATATGGGATATGACCTAAGTGGCGGAAGCCAAAACTATTGTGCAGCATTACACTTGTACTCGGCAGAAAAACAAATTCTAGCCAACTCGAAAGCACATGGATTCAACCATGATAATCCAGCAGAAAAGATTGCACTGATGCACTCAGAATTATCTGAGGCATTAGAAGCGATTCGCAAAACCAAAGGGAAGATGAGTGAAGGACCGAAATCAGATAAGATTCCTGCCTTCACTAACCTAGAAGAGGAAATGGCTGATGTCATCATACGCATTCTCGACTTCACTGCATTTCATTCCCTCGACATCGAAGGAGCGATCATAGCGAAGATGAAGTTCAACAGTAGCCGGCCTGTAAAACATGGAAAGGAATTCTAGATGAAAGTCTATGTAGCAGGTTCCTCGAAATCAATTTTAGGTCCTACTATTTGGATGGGACATCTAAGAAAAGCTGGTCACGAGATTACTTTTGATTGGACTACTGATGTGATAGCAGATAAGAAAGATGCAGAATGCGCAGTGAATGATGTCAATGGTGTCCTTACTGCCGATGCTATCATCATGGTACTAGATGGTGTTCATACTCAACGAGGAACATATGTAGAAATGGGTATTGCTCTGGGTGCGGGAAAGCCTGTCTATCTCTACGAAGATAAGGCACACTCTGATTCAGTCTTCATGTTCCACCCACTTGTTCAGATCATTACTAGTGTTGAAGATCTGTTGGAGAAGATATGATGGGTGAATGGGGTAAAACCTGTCCTCACTGCGGTAAGCGACACTACCACAAGAAGGTGTGGTTCATCAACTCAGACTGGCGAAGTCGCTGCGAAGGTGGGAGGATGTTGCTATGATCATCGAAACCGTCCTCGTTCTGACCACGCTTTACATCATCTGGTATCATCGTGGAAGATTCCAACGGAAGGTCAACTACTATCACGATCTTGCATCTGCCGGTCTAGTTGGCATGGATGATGTCAATTGGATGCGTGATCTACTTGGTCTCGCACCTGGATGGATGGTAAAATGACCTACCCCTACCACTGTTGTATACACTGCCAGATGGGGTGCGTAGGGAAGCATCTGATTCGGTGTAAATTGGAGTGCCATGTGTGAAGAAAAGAAGTGTCCAAGATGCGGATTCACTCGTCAGTGTTTCGAATGTAAAGTGTTCGATCAGATCAAACTCTAATGCTAACCACCCCGCTCAGTGTCAAGTCAGTCTCAGAAGAAGACGGTGAGTATCTCGATCTGTGGCAGGACGGAAAGAAGATCCGTGTTCCTGCTCCGTTTCGACCCTATGTGATCTCCAAAGTGCAGATGCAGTTCGATGGAGATGTGCACGAGGAGCAGATCGTAGCGAAACCGTTGGATACGCTCGAACCTGAACCCTACTTCAAGTATTCCTTCCCCACCGTCCAGGGTATCCGTGACTTCAACTCATTACTGAAGCGGGACTTCCCTCAGGATGAGCGTGATACAGTATTCGAGAATCACTGCCCGTTCATCGAGCGTGTCGCCGTGGACCAACCCAACTTCTTTACTCAGTGGCCTGATCTGATAAGTCACTGGCTCACATTTGATATCGAAACGCTCTCCAAAAATGGGCGTTACTTCGATGACATCATCGCAATCTCCGTCAACAACGGAGACGAAACCCAATGTTTCACAGGAAAAGAACATGACATACTACTCGAATTCATCCAATATTTTACCGACGAAGACCCCGATGTCGTCATCACTTACAACGGCAAGCAGTTCGATCTCCCTCGAATCCTCGACCGCTGTCGACATTACAACATTCCTACTGAATGGCTTGGTCGAGACGGTGAGGAGACATGGCAAGATAGCGATACTGGACGCGTACATCGAATTGAAGGACGACTTAATTACGATGTATGGGAATCTGTTGATGGGGACCAATCACTATTTGGTCTTAAGAATAAGCGTCTTAAAACCGTCGCTCCGCACTTCGGAATACCGGCAATTGAAGAGGAGACATTCAACACGATTGAACTCCTCGACGATATTGAGAGACTCATTCGTTATTGCAACTCTGATGTGGACGCTACGAAGGCACTTGCCGATGGATATCTTAACAAGGACATCGCCATCTCTAACCTCCTCAAGTTCCCTATTGACGAGATTGTCAACCCTCGGGGAGCCAAGCATGGTAAGAAAGGGGATAGGATGGGAAGAGCTCGGTCTGGAATGGCTACGCTCATTGGTCGACTTATCACGCAACGAGGAATGGTCCGAGGCGGCTTTGTTGAAGCAGGCCCTAACTATGTTCGTTACCCACACATCTACCGTAGAGAGTCACGGAATTTTCAGGGTGCCATCGTGGATATATGGCAAACCGGACTTTTCGACGATGTCCTTCATGTAGATTTCAGCGGGATGTACCCGTCAATCCAGATGAGTGTCAATATCAGCCCTGAGACAGTGAAGTTGATTGACATCGAGCCTTATGATGAAGAGGCTGAATTTTATCGTGGAGATGGTATCTTCTGCATCGTGGATAAGAACCTCGAAGGCAACGCCATCATCCATGTAGATCAATCCTTCGTGGGTGGCATCCCCAGGGATCTCGCTGACATGAAAGTGGAACGAGGGAAGAACAAGGAGTGGAAGAAGGAATCTAAAACAGAGGACCAACGACTACGATTTCACTCCGTCCAGTTGGGGATCAAGATCCTGATGAACTCAGTGGGGTTTGGTGTCAACGCTCCATCTGTGGTCCGCTACGGTTCCACTCCAGTTGCGATGCTCATTACTGGGATCGCACGCTATATGCTCAACTTCGCTATTAAATTCATTGAAGTACAGGGCTTCGCTCCAATTGAATGTGATACAGATGGTATCTATATTGAATGGGACCCCTACTTTGACCGTAATCTTTTCCTCAAAAATCTCAATGATGCCATCACAGAAGAAGTCTCGAAGTGGGGCTCCAACCCAGTGATGGAGATGGAAGCAGATCTTTACAAAGCGGGCTACTGGCACAAAGCGAAGAACTATGTGCTGCTCGATGACAAAGGAGATCTCAAGATCACAGGTGGTGCGTTCAAAGGAAGTAAGTCACCCAAGATGATGGACGACATTAGAAATGAACTCGCTTGGTTCAGATTGAAAGGGTGTTCAGATGAGGAGATCACACCCATCGTCAAAGGAATGATGAAGATCGCTAACTATGGGATGAAGGAAATGACGATGGGCGTCACCAATAGTAGGGCTGCAGATGACTACGAAACGGAAACGATGGGTAAGAAACTCGCAAAGATGGCTGAGAAGGAACTGGGCATACTTCCTTCTGCTCACACACGCTACGAATATGTCTACACCAAGAGTGGTTACGGGTTATCTCTGACTACAGATCGAAGTCAACTTGATTACAAACGCTATCGAGGGATGGTCTCTACTATGTGTGAGAATCTGGGATGGGGTCACATCTCAAAGCGTTACATTGCAAGGCCGGGTTTCGTTGGAATCAGGGGGAGGAGATGACTGACATCGACACAACCACATGGAGATGTGGTGGTCCACCTGCTACAGGTCAGCGTCAGAGATACCCTGGAAGATTTCTTCACAACTTCAAGAAGACCTACCCAGTAGAAGGGAAGAACATCCTTCACATGTTCTCAGGAACTATGGATTGGGGAGATACGACTGACATCAGATCTGAAACTGGAGCGAAGATCGTGGCACCCTACAACGATCTCCCTATCGAGGACAACACTTACGATATGGTATTGGCGGATCCACCATACAACAAAGGGTTCAGTAATCACTGGACCACCCACAAAAACGATCTACCCAAACCGAAACACATCCTGATGGAAGCATCCCGAGTTGTAAACCCAGGTGGAATCATTGCCATCCTTCACATCATAATCATCCCTGCATACAAGGTAGCGAATGTGGATCGGATCGCACTTCATCCCGTTCTCACTGGACCCAACAATGCTATTCGAGTCCTGAATGTGTTCAGGAAGAAGGGTGGAGAAGTACGAAAGAAAGTGGGGGTGAGAGGACGCAGGTAGATTCACGCAAAGTAGAATTCGAATTCGGCACATGGCTTGATGAAACAGATCATAGTGTGATGACATTTCAAGTTACAAACATCGTTCCTCCTTATGACGGAGATCCTCTATTCCAAGGAACATTCCGTTGGAAAGGAGTATGGGAAGGAAGAATCTACTTTCAAGAGGAAGAAGAGTTTTGGGGATCTGATCTTAAAGAGATGACAGATCTCTATGAGAATCATATCGTTCCTTACTGCAAAGAACAAATCAAATCACACGCTGACCCTCAATTCTTACAGGGCATGAACGAGGACAAAGGACATGTCTGATTACACTACAGCCCAAGAACTGCGAGACTGTGATGGTTGTGTGTTCATGGGTCACTTCGCTGGCGTCCATAGGATAACACCTATTTATGGTCGCTGCAAACTACACATGGGATTGATGATCCGATGGTAGATCTCATCGGACTCTCTGACCAGCGTGAGTCTCTCTCAGCCTACTTCAGTGGCAACATACCGGCTCAGGCTGCGTTGCTCTCCGGCCCGCTCGGCACAGGGAAATCGTCGCTGACCGAGGAACTCGCTGCAGAGTGGGGACTCACGATCTATCACCCCACCGAACCTAAAAGCGTGCGAGGAAAGCGGTCTAAACAGGCGAAACCGACGCATCTACGCAAGTCAATCCGAGGTGGTCAGCGTCTCCTCGTGGCTGAGGATCCGAGCGTGAGTTTCATTCGAAACCTTCTAAAACAGCCAGAGTTAGTAGTGATAATTGTAACTGAAGCATGGAGGATTCCTCGTGATATTAGAAACAGATGCCACCAAGTCGTCTTCAAAAGACCCAAACGACTTCACTATAGATCATATCTCGGAGATCGACATGATGTTTCCGATGATGTGCTTTCTCAATTCCAAAATTGGAGAGATCTACGAAACTGGATGGAAGGTGGAGATCCAACAGGGTCTGTTATTCTATCTGAATTCGAACAAGCAACTAAGATTTTTGCAAGTGAACACAGATCGAATCAATCACAAATACAGTCAACCTCGATCTCAACTGAGTCTCTCCTCCACTACTACATTCTATCAGAAGGAGACAGAGTGGTGGTGGAACGAGTGAACATGCTCCTCTCATGGGGTGAGTTCGGCAAGCGAGTCGCTCGTGATCTGCTCATGCTCCAGCACATCAAGGTGAAGTTTCCCTACGGTAAGAAGGGTGAGAAGAAGCAAGCGGTGAAGTTCCTGGGGTTCGTATGAAACTTCACTGGGCCGTAGAACACTGGCGTCTACGAACTTGGGATTCACTATCTTACTACCAATGGTTAGGTGAGTTGATCGAATGAAGTGGACTGAACCTGACAAGGAAGTACTATTAGAATTGCTAGATCGAGCACTTACCATCTTCGATGAGTTCGAAGATAGGTATCGCTACCAGACTGAGGAGTGCGTTTACTGTAAAAAGATCAACCACACTATGAGCGATTGTAGAATGACAGATCTCAACACAGACATCGACATTGAACTGGACAAGTATAGGACTTCAATATGACACCAATGAATAGACTGTGCTGCATTGCTCAGACGATGAAAGTTACTGGGGATGACGATGTGATGATCTGTTCAGGTTGTCATACTGAATATAAACGGGCTCCATATGTGATGGGTGCCCCTGAAGCATGGATCGTAACGAAGGAAGGAGATGGGACACAACCTGTAGATACATATGCGAGGAAATACAACGATGATTCACTGTTCTAATCATGACTGTGAAAAGGAACTCTTCCGCTGGTTCATCACGATTATAGATAGAACACCAAAGATAGACAGAGTCTACGACTACTGCTCAAAAGCCTGCGCTTCTGAGTATTTTAGTAACTAGACACCAGCCAACCTAGTTGCTCCACCCCACAACAGTTGTCCCATAGAAGGATGTTGAGGTGGGTAGCCAGGCTGACCCGTCTGATATGGGTTGTGGTTGTAACCCCACTGATTGTTCTGATACGAGGTCACTCCATAGTGAGATCCATAAGCGGTCTGATCTGCACTCACTGAAGCATAGCCAGACTGGACCAGTAGGTTATGGTTCGCCTCGTGGTGACGCTCGATCTCAGCACTGAGTGTATCGAAACGACTACGCATCCCATTCAGTTTGTTCACGATATTTGTGACCTGATTCGGATCGTTTCCACTTCCCTGCGTCATGAATATCATGTAGTCCAGTACACCATCCTCGATGTAGACCTTCAGCATAGCGTGCTCAATCTCCATCGCCTGTGTATCGATCAAGTCAACGAGGATTTCCTCGACGGTGCGCTGTGGTTCTAGGTGACTCCATTGATCTCCATATGTCATTATAGTAGCCTCTGCAGTTGGTTGATGTTATCGTAATTACCTCGGATCACGGCTTTAACAATATCCTTATCAGTCAGATCCTTGGGACTTCCCTTCTGTAAGATGCGGTAGGTAAAGCCACGCCCTACAGTTCTGTTGTCAGTGAAAGTCTGAAACAATTGATAGAGAACGAAATGTCGAATGATGGGAAGTGGCTTTCGATTCGGGTTCACTTCAATATGATTGTCCCACACAGCATCCTTCACCTGCTGCCACATCTTGAAACGGTGCGTGTTCCAATCACATTTGTGGCACAGACCAGCCTTCGACTGCTGCTTCGGCTTCTCGTTCAACTTCTTTACTTTCACATCAGCGTGCTTGAGATTGGTATCTCCACATAAATGGCACACTCCGGCGGCAGTAAACTCATGTTGCGCAAAGAAAAAGGAAAGTGCGAAGATTAGCAGGATCACACCGAGGCTCATTCTGACTGCACTACCAGCAGCGGTGCCTCCAGCGATGAATAATAAACAGCCTATAATAACCAGAATAGTTACCCACGGCAGATGAATACTCCACTTCTTCGAGATTCCAACCTTGCGCACATACCATGGTGGTTCAACTGGACCCTGCGCTAGGCACCAATTCGTCATGGCTACAAGTTCGCCATACTTCATGTTGTCCGCAGCTTTACAGACAGCAGGGAGACTACTCAGATTCCCAAGTTCGTCGTTGGACTGCTCGTAGACCTCAATCACCTTGGTTCGAATCGTACTGGGTTGGTTCAAAGGACATGCCTCCCTACATTCTCAATATAATCTTTCAGCGGCAACTTGTCTCGACTATCGAGATTGTTCGCTGGGTAGTAGTACGACTTCTCAACTGAAGCCGCAATGAATTGGACGGTGTATTCATTCTTGATCATGTTCATCGGTGACTTCTCAAAATCCTTCATGTAATAGTCGATTACCTTCTGTGACATCTGTCCTCTCTTCTCCCTACCGAGATGCTCCCAACTGTCGATCTTGTTCAGAATGATCGTGATCATCTTCACTGACTTCGATGGACGCAGATACTTCTTGATCCAACCATGACCAGGTAGCCAGTACACGATTGGAATTGCCGCTTGCGTGGAATGACGATAACTCGTCGATGCTAAGTGCTTTGAGAGTCGATCCAGTTCCACCCAATTGTACTTCTCCTCCCATGTATCTGTTGCTAATAGTAATCCAATCCATTTTGGCTTCAACTCGTCAACTTGATCGGGAACCATCGAGGCATCGTGCGGATAGTCAATTCCTTTCCACCAGGGATCTTTGACCCTAGGGATATCCAACTTGAGTCGAGTTCGATATCTGACTCCTCGCTGTGTAGTTGGTATGCGAGTTTGATACACGGGTGTGATTCCATTCTCGAAAGAGAGATGCATCGTGGACTTCCCGGTATCTTGCATCCCAACGATGGCAAACGGAAGAGTCTTTCGAGGTGCAAGTTTGTAAGCGATGATGGAGCCAACGGAAACACCACCGTAGATTCCTGCTGTAACTGGATCTGGCATTGGTTACCTCTCATAGGTCACATCCTGACGACTGATGTTCACTCTGGCCCACGCTACGAGGACGAGAACGAGCAGAAAGAATAACCCACATGCGCTCGTCTCGATCTTGGTGCGTAGCGTCCACGAAGCCACCCAAGGAAACAGATATGAGTTCAGATTCACAGCGTCAGCCACTATGCCGTAAATTACAGCAAAGATGATTGTGATAGCAAATGTAGCACCCTGCTTGATGAGGACTTTGGTCTGGGCCGGGATCATCATTTAAGATTCGCCCTGCGCTGTCGCTTATTCCAACAGGGTTTGCAGAGAATAACTCTAGAATGAATACCCAGTGGATCGGTTCGTTTTGCGCCCTTTCGTTCGCACAATTGGCATCTCACAACACCATATTTGGCAATAGAATATTCTCGATAATTCTCTAGAGCTTGATAGTGCTCGTAATCTTCATAAATCTGCATCATCCTAACATCCTCCAATATAGAAACTCCCATACCACCCCAATGAATAACGCTCGTCCAGTCGCATTTGCTACGGCTACGGCTATGTCAAGGAAGATGATGATCGTAGCGGCTCCTCCACCATACCCGATCAGGAGCATAAGGAAACACAGGCCTACCAACCCCTTCGTGGTGAACTGGTGCTTGCGCACATTGGCGTAGTTTCCCTGCACCCCTGGCATCCACTGAGCGTCCTGCTGGACAGAATACGGCGGATATGCGGCCTGCTGGAGCACGGGAGGGAGTGGAGGCTGCTGCGGTGGAGGTTGACCCATTGGAGGCCCTGGAGCCATGCCAAGAGGCGGCTGCTGACCGTATACACCCATGGGTGGTTGACCCTGTAACATAGGCGGTAGAGGTGGACCTCCGTTCGTCACAGCTTACGCTCCTTGTTCAGCTTCCGCTTCTCCACGAACGGCATCGCTGAGGTAGTAACCTGCACGGCTACATCTGCACTCTTCTTTACAATCTTCCCAGGTACACCAAGTCCCTTCTTCAGGAAACCCTTCTTCTCAGGATACGCTTCGTGCTTATGCAACTCCATCGAGCGCATCTGCTGATTGTACATCGTGCGGACCGGTCCCTTGAAAGCAGAATCGATATGGTTGTGGAAGATGTCGAGCACCTGCTCTAGAATCTGAGATTCCTGTCCGTCAGTATATCCCATCTTCTTGATGTAGGCCTTCATCTCCTCTACAGCGAGTAGCACCTCGAAAGCAACATACTCTCCAAAGGACTTACCCATCTTGACAATATCCTGCGCTATCGTATCAAAATGACCAGCGAATTGAGAATTTCCCTTCTCACCCTTACGCTGTTTTATCAACTCACGAATCGAACTGTCGTTGTGAATCTTTTCCTTCTGCGTTTCGCGTCTGCGGTTCACCATTGACGGTGACTTCTCACCATCGGCGTCATCCTCGATGATTGTATCTTCTTCACTCATGTGTTTTCACCGTCTTCATTATTTCGTTGAGTCCAATTGCATGACGCAGAGCGCGCCCTGCTGAATAGTTGATTACAGGCACCCTGATGGTAGCCGTACCGTTGACATCGAATACTGCTGTAGGTTTGACCAGCGTTTGCCAGTTCTCCTCATTAGCGTTGGGGAACAAGATAGCCACATCGCTAATACTAGGCTTGGCAATATAGGCTTTCAGATGAGGATTACTGGAAATTGTGATTGGAATATTATTCACGCCCACTTTATCCTCAGATGAAATCTTGAATTCCTCATAATGAAAGGGAGAACGATCTAGATTTTCAATGATATATTCCATCAGTAATTTATTGGGTACGATGTATTGTGTACCAGTTGGACTCATAACAGTAGTAGAATAGATAGCTACTTCCCTTACCCACCCTTCATAGTGGACACCCTTCTCATAATGAGGATGATAACAACGAATGAAGTCACCCTTTCCAAAGGCCCCAGTAAGTAGGATCTCCATCCCTGAAAGAATGTGATTGATGATTTGTGTTCCTGCAAATATCCCTACTATTCCAATGAATCCACCACCTATAGCCCAACCTCGTCTAGATTCCTGAGTATCTAACCAACCTAGAAGATTGACAGAGATGAAAATGATCGGTAACCATGCTGCCCACCCAAGTAGTTTAGTTACAAGGTCAGACCATAGATCAGCAACTTCAGGATGATCCTGATTACGACTATACATCTTATTGATAATCTTCTTGACCAGTAACCTGAATTTGAATGGTCTCCATAGAACCCACCATAGAGGTGGAATTACCAAAGCCCCGATAATAGACCACACATCACATGGAATAGCAAAGAGGCAACTCATTTCTTAGGGACCTTAGTAGCGGGGGTGTCATTCCATGTGCCTACCATACCAATGCTACGCATCACATCATGAACATCATCTTTGATGATGCTATTAGCCTGTGATTTCATCGTACTCAGTTTACCTTTAGTGTAAGTCCATAATCGTTGTTCCCGAGATGGGAATGCACGATATATTAGAACAGTAAGAAATCCAAGGGAACCAAGACCAACTAATACAGCTCCAAAGAAGAACCCAGGATAGTCGATCATAACATTCCTGATCTCAGGTGCATATACCATGAGAAGCATGAACAGATAGACAACTACACCCATAACTGCAATCGCATACCACAAGTTAACTTCATCTACAAACATCTCCCCCTTGTGACGAATCTTATCTGCCGTTCGTTCCTGTTCGGTAAAATGAAATTCATCACGACGCTTAGGAAGTAATCTCTTCTGTGTCTTTTCTTGAGTAGCCCCAGGAAAGGGCATTTCAGTTTGTTCCATTAATGGGCTCCAGGGAGATCTCGTGGGTCGATGATTCGAATGCCTGAGTTAGCGAGTGGGACAAGGTCGCTCAATTCGTAGAGATCGTATGCAGTATAGACAGTGTTCGGCTTTAATGAAGTAAGGACTAATCTTCCATCCTCATCAGTAACACCCGCCTTCCAATCTCGATAGTAAATCTTACTCTCTTGATAGGGCTGATGACTGTCGAGCATGTTGTCCACGAATTCCTTTCGCTTCTCACGCTCGGTCAACTCCTCCTCTTCCTTTTCAGCCCGGGTTTTGCGACCCACGATTAGGGTGAGGAATCTTTGCAAACATTAACCTTTCTACGGTTAAAACGGTTAAAGTAAAAGTTTTGCAAAAATCACACGGCTTTGATGGCGAAGGTGAACAGTAATCCCATACCTCTCCACACAAATATTGAGTCACCCAACTCAAAATTGGTTGTTGTGGCAACTGCTGATCCACCTGTCTTCACTGTGTACAATGCTACCTTCTTGACCGGGAAGAGATCATTAAAGATAGTCGTAGTTTGAGGTGGGAAGTAACCTGTGAAATGATAATAGGTAGTTCCATCAATCACTTTTCGAAATTGATGAGCATTTACTCTTCGATAATTATCATTGAGTGAATTCATCTCCACATCACCATCTAACAAGAGAGCAAGATAGTGTTCATTTGAAGCCGTGATTGTTGCACTTTCAATCACGACATTAGATTCACGAATATCGAAGTCGACATTCTCAGGATCAATACCATTCAAGTTATCCGCCTGCTCCTTCAATCTCTCCTCAAGACGAGAGAGATCGATAGGATGATTATTAAGTCGAATAGTCGTTCGATTACGAATCCCATCATAAGCCAGTTCAGCAATCTTAAACACATTATCAGTGCCAGTCACATCTGATCCATCTTCCATCTCAGGATCAATAACTCGCATGATACCATTGATGTCGAGACGATTATCTGTATGAGTAGGGAAGAATCCACTTACAGTAATAGTTCCTTCCCTTCGTTGAAATCCAAATACATCATTGAGAGCAGATGCATACCGAAAGAGTTCATCATAATCTACAATCTTCTTGAATACAACTGGATCTCGAAAGAGGTGGAGAGGATTTCCTTCTGTACGAAGAGCAGCTGCCAGTTCCCAATTGGTGAATTTGGCTACAAGCGTCTCGTCATCTCCCTTCACTATGAAGTCAGTGAAGGTTTCAGTTTCATTACGCTGAATCTTATTCTGAAGGAGACGCACTGCATCATCATCTGCTAGTAAATCTGTATCGTTAGTCACCACATACTCGTGAGTTGCAGGATTAGATGAACTGGGATTATTGGTCGCAGATGCAATAGTTTTGATGATCTCGAAAAGGAAGTTAGCACTTCCATCTACAGAAATAGTGATGATTGCACCGTGTTGATCTGCTAGATCACGAAGAGCATCAATGATCCGCCGTTGACGGATAGCAAATTTGTCGACTTTGAAATCGCCTGAATCATCATGAAATCCTTCTGCTGAAGTTCCGAATCCATCATCAGTACCACTACCCGTTCCATCTACAGTGATGGTCCCCCAATCATCTACAAATGAGGCAATATTCTTGACTACATCTGCAACTGTCATCGCATGTCGCTGTGCAAATGCTAATCCGGGATGAACGGTTGCTGTAATAATTCCATACTTCGCACTAGAACGATTAAGGAATGTGTTAAATCGAATTGAACGGAAGTTACCTGCTCCTGATCCCTTAGTGGTAGGATCAGTCTGCATTCTAAATCTATCATCAGCGATGCCCACAATTTGAGATCCATCTTGCCATACTAATTTCTCATTGGTACTATCGATGACAAAATCTGTTCCTGGGATCTGTTCTCTCCATGAGTTTCCATACTCAATGATGAATCCATAAGGGGGAATCTGATCACTACTTGCCGGATTCGTATCAACCCAAGTAGTACCACCATCTGAACTTCGAAGGAAGTCAAAACTAACATCTTGAATATTCAGAACCTGCCGCCAGATAAATGCCTTATTTCTCGTGTTGTCAATACTAGCATTCGCTCGTATCGTTAGTGCATACGAACGCCCTGGAGTAACAGGAATAGGATCATCTAGATAACTCAAATAAGCCCAACGCCCACCAGGTAAGAAATACCCTGTACCGAACATCGGAATTTCATTTCCACTCACCCATCCTACATCAATTAATCCACTAGATGTACTGGCTTCAATACGATATGTATCAATCTGAAGATCAGCTGCACCAAGATTATCTCGATTAATGAAATCGATATTCTCTGCTTTAAGTACCGCACCTGGATCTGTAACCTCATCCATAAAGTAGACATCATACCTGAGAGATTCGAGATGTATGCGAAAGAAGATGAACAATTCATCACCGTTGGTATATGAAACACCACTCATTGCAGTACGAATATCATTTCCTGTATCTCCTTCCTCCCCATCATAATAGAAGACACTTCCATTTTGAATATCCACTCGTGCTATGATTGTATTCGTTGATCCATCATCAACTTCAATCTCAATCTTCCCCGCAACTGCAGTATTCGAAGGTTTGATTTGGAAACAAACCCATCCTGAATCAGGCTGTAGAGTCTCAAGTATTCCTCCAGGTGTAGATGTTGTAATCGATACTGAATCTGTAGAGACATTATTCAGTTCAAAATACGCTCCACCCCATCCAAAAGAGAATGCAGCTGAAGTTCCACCTGCCCGTACATTACCTGCAGAACTAGCTCCCGTTCGAGCAACTTCCCAAGTTATATCCGAACCTGTAATCGGACCTGAAGTGATACCTGTACCACTCGCTCCCTGCCAGCTCTCTTTGAATCCCGGAGAGAAAACTCGACTCGAAGATGCACCATCAACTGTACCAATAGCAGTACCAGATGGTTCCTGAATACCTCCTGATTCAGTTGTAGTCTCCCACGCCACGACAATATTCGCATCAATAGGATTTGGATTTGCAGGAGCACTTGCATCAGAAGCATCCCACAGAGGCAGATAAACCCCCGTGATTGTATTTGATCTAGGTTTGAATATGATTGCTAATCTACGATCTGTAGTACCATCATTTGATATCTCACCAATCTCATTTGTAGCGGCAGTCTCCTGATTGATATCAGGAAATCCATGAGGATCATCGAATCTCTCTACAAGTGAGACACCAGTAGGTCCAAGAAAACTAAAATCTGTCTCGAAACTTGTATTAACGAAAGACCTTCCCTTTCCAACAAACCCATTGTAAAGAACACGATTCAATTGTTGGCGAGCAGCGTTCAGAAGAGGATCACGAGCATAGATTTCATACATGTGAGTCCCTTCAGTGTAGATCGTCTTCTTTTCGAGAATCTCACCAAGGAAGACTCGATTAGATTCGATATCGAGAGAGATCGTATCTCCTCTCAATACTTCTTCGAGCAGAGCAGACCCTTCATCTGCTTCCACATTGTGCAAAAAGAAGACACATTCATCACTACGATTCCAACGACGAGTCAGTTGAGGTTTACCCAGAGGCGTTAGCGTGGACGATCCATTACTGTATGTTCCACTCGATTTTGTTATGATTGTATCGAAGTAATCTTCACTTGGTGTTGAGATTGACACTTTATCTCCACTCCTTCAGCCTCACTGCAAATTGTACTATATTCATTCCTTCACTGACTTCACCAGGAATGAGATCTATGATTCTACACTTGTGAATGTAACCACGAGGGAATACAACTTCGAGCGTCTGCTCATCGTTCATAGCCTGATTGAGGAACCCATAGAGACAGTTGTCTCTCGTCGCAAACTCCAATGTCGTTTCCTTATCAGTAAAACCCTGTATGATGTTACGATGGGACGCTCGTCCCTGAACTGCGTGCGATATCAAATGAGGTATGTGTATAGGCTCGAACGCATCAAGAAGGAACTCTTGTGTCTGATCAATCTCATAGACTTCTCCACCTCCAGGGTTTCCAATCTTACGGAATCTCGTATTGAGATTCACAAAGAAGCAAGATAGAATCTCCATCGGTGGATCCTGTGTTGAAGTCTCAGTCTTGATAGTCCAGAAAGTGGTCACTGCATCAGGAACAAATCTAGTTCCCGTTGCTACCAACTTCCCGCTAGTTTGAATTACGATATCTTTGTCTATCTCTAATTCGTTGCATTCAACCGTGATCAGACCTGTAATGATTTCATCGAAATCAATATCTCCAATCCAAGTTACATTACTCTCAGTCTCAGCACCACCAGTGTTGAAGAAAGCAGCAGTACGAACAGCGTTCACCGTGCCATCCTTGTAATCATAAGTTCCACCCGCAACCACTGTAAGAGTGATACTAGCACCGAGAGTTAGATTCACATCACGAAGGAAAAAGCCATGATGTTTGACGATGAGATTATCCAGATCCTGATTCGCCGCATCGCTATAAATTGCCATCTTTCCTTTAGTGTAAGTGGTGTCGACTGCAGAAAAGTTACTTGCTGAAGTGACCCAATCTGCCGCTAGAACAGTTGCTCCATTCAATGAAACTGCAAATACACCTGCGGTAGCAACACCACTGATATCTTCATTCCATCTAACACGGAAGTCAATTACAGATCCTGTGATCGTGCCGATTGAAGTACCACCATCAAAATTCGTAGCAGTATCAATTGTGGTATCAACACCTGCAACTCTCTTCACGACTCGAAGCGTATCAGTTCCTACAGTGTCTATAAAAACCTTGTAATAATTTAGGTTATCCTGCCAACCAAAGATGAAGCCCAACTCATTAGTAATGGGATCTAACTCTGCTTCAGCATCAACACGATTGTAATCTGAATCACCGAATACTAGTTGACCTGAAGCAGTGCGCAGTTGATTAGTAGCATAAGTGAAACCTCCAGGCCAAGAATAATTGTTGATGAGATCTTCATTAAAGACAAGTGCGCCACTAGAATCAGTTTCACGCACTTCAATATCAAAGAAAGTAGATGCGAGCACGGTAGTAGCAACAGTGAATCGAATGAAGACGGTGCCTGGATTACCACTCCCTGAAAATGTTCCCTCGAAATCACTACCCGTTTGAACGAACGCAGAAAGACCTGCTCCCGTGCTAGTGGATTGATCCACTTCGAATCCATCTACTGCAACACCAGCAGGCGTCGTTGTTCCAATCGTTCCTTTGAACCGAACATAATAATCCGTACCAGCAACAGTAGGAATGAAGATCGACAACATCGTTGGTGTACCACTTACCGCCTCAAATTGATTGGCACCATTGATATCCCAAGAAGCGGCAGTTATACTCCAATCAAAAGTATCCTCATTGACCACACTCTGATAGGCTGAATTAATCGTTTGATTGCTGAGGATGATTACTTCCTTTGTATTGGTGCGATTATGTTGCCAAGAGATGAGTGTAGAGCCTACTGCAATAGTAACATCACTCGAATCAAACATACAACTTACAAGTTCTACATCTGAAGTAGTATCAACTTCAATAGCATTCCCACCAGTAAACGCACAATTGGTAACATTATTTAGAGCGTCACTTGCGAAGCGTCCTCCTCGGACTGAACCATCAAACACACAGCTTCGTATTTTTCCAGTGAAGGTATTCGTATCAATTAAGAGTCCTGTTGATCCGCCACTAACACCAATTCTCTCGAAGGAAATATTATCACTAGTAGTACTCAGAACCCGAATACCCAGAGGTGCCCCTGTAATTGATCCATCAGAAAAGGTGATTGTCGAGTTTCCGGAATTGTGTTGAATACCTGTCTGTGCAGGAGTGAGAATTGAGAAATTAGAAACTGTGCCATCTGTTGCTCCGTCAATATAAATCGAGGCTACGAAAGTTCCACTATTATATCCAAGCGTGTCAAGTTCAACAAAGGATAGATTCGCTGTACCACCACTCAAACGAATATTTCCGTTATTACCACCGCCTCCAACTTGCTGATTCTGAACCTTCAACAATCGAGTTGTGTTACCAGTAAGTGTAAGTGATCCACCTGCAATAAGATTAAGTTGCTCATCATCATCAATCTCCAACTCGAAGGTTGCGGAAGTCCCCGGTGCGCAAGTAAATGATCCACCTGATGTAATAACAGTCGTATCAAGCAGTTCGATATTGAAAGTGAGAGCATTAGCTGGATTGAAGGTGAAATCGCCACCACAAACAAAGATTCCAAAAGTATGATTAGTAACTGTGGTGGTCGAATCGATGATCACATCTGCCGTCGAATCAAAAGTTGTGGTCGTGCCAACTTCTGCCACCCAACTAAGAGGGAAGAAAGCGGTATCCACCGTGAAACTACAGTCATTCCCCCCTGCTCCATCATCTTCGAACAATCGGATTTCATACCCATTCGGTGTGGAGTCCTGTAAGTCTGTGGTAGTATCGAGTAGCCCCCATAGGAGAAGAACCAGTGCGGATCCGCCGCTCACATTCCCCCATACAGCAAGACCGGCAGTAGCATTACTGATGCTTACAGTTCCATTAGTAAGAGTGCAATCATTAATCTGAACTTTAATCGGTTGGCTTACAACTAAATCTTGAGATGCAGACCCCGCAGTGAAAGTACAATCCTGAATATCAGTAAATAGAGCAGTCCATGTTCCAGTAGAGAAGTCAACAGCTTGTCTACCCGCTGCACCAGTCACTGTACTAGTTGTGAAAGTGAGAGATGTAGGATCAGCATTGAATTCAATCGTAGCAAAACTGGTATTATTACCAGTCATTGTAACACCACTTACATTCATCGTGGCACTCTGTGCCATGTTGATGTTACCAGTCCATGTTCCTCCAATAACTGTGAGAGTTTGACTTGAGCCAAAGGAAAAACGACTTGACGATGCAATCGTCATATTGAACGCTTGTTGGTTCCATGTGTGACCAGTAGCCGTTGTATCCAACGCAACTTGCGCTACACCTATATTTCCCTGCACCTGGAAAGTTGCAGCAGAAGCACCACCACCCTGAATGATCGGGTAATCTGTCCTTGTGTTGATGAACCAAGTGCTGGTTGAAGTAGGATTGAAGGAAAAGATTCCCGTCCCACTAATTATTCCTGCAACATTGAGAGGAGTGAGTCCACTACCATTGAAGTTAACTAGCCGCCCATTGAGAGCAAGTTCACTCGCTCCTCCAAGATGTTGGATAGATGAAGTGATGATCAGCGTATCCTGAAGTGTGACTACGATAGTAGCAGCATTGATCTGTAGAAGACGGAAGGAATTTCCTGCAGCAGTAAAGTTACCAGTGGCAGTAAATGAGAAAATATCAGTGGTCCCACTCGTATAGGTTCCGTTTGTAAAATCTGCATTTCCACCTACTGCGATTACTGAAGTTCCACTTGAAGCATCGATCGTTCCATCACAATCTAGCGTGCCGCATGTAACTGTGGATGCATTCATAGTGAGAGTTGCATCTATGTTAAGTACATCAGGTGTAGTTACCGCGAAATCCGTGACGCTTGTATCGAGCGTAGTATTGGTCCCTCCATTATCCCTAACTAGTAGATTACCAGCCGTGGTAAGAGTCAACGCTGCACCTAGAGTGAGAGTATTTGTTGCTCCTGATGTTCCTTCGATAGTGACATTGAGATTAGTGATCGTTCCGATATTATCTAGTGTCGCACTTGCTCCCTGCATCTGGAAGGATATAGTACTGGTCGATCCTCCATTGATCAGAGCAATCGATGTAAAATTGGTGATGCCTGTTGCTCCGATAAGTTGCAGATTGGTCGATGCTATAGTATTGGTACCTGTGCCATTGAATGTGTTGAAAACTGCGGTGGATGCGCTGAACCCGGGGGATGTAAGTGTGTTTCCGTTGACAGTAAGATTGTTAAAACTGGCAGCAGACGAACTAACAGTGAGGGTGCCAGTTCCTCCACTCATATCTAGTGTTGATGTGCCACGAGTGAATGTCCCTGCTGAGAAATCAACATTTCCTGTTGCAGTGATGGTAGATGCACCAGCATCTATAGTTACATTTGATATCAGTGTCAAATCAACACAAGTTAGGGCCTGCCCATTGGTGTCAAGGGTAAATGCCACTCCCGTAACACTGAATAGAACATTCGCAGTTGTCACGAACGATCCTGTAATCAACTGTATAGTAGGTGAGTTAGCAGTTGACCCAAAGCGACAATCTACATTGATAGTTCCATCGTTATCCAACTGAAATGTTGAGGTTGAAGTGCCCCTAAAATTCAAAAATGATGTACTATCTGCCCCATTGATCGTTCCACTAGAATTATCGAATCCTGAGATGGCCGCATTCTGTAGTGTTAGTGTAAATCCAGATGCGAGAGCGATTGTTCCGGTATTAACAAATCCTGTTGTACAAATTATATCGGGACCTGAAACGGCAGGTGTTCCAGCAAGCGTTAATGTGGTGAATATATCCGACGCTGAACCAAATATTAGATTGCCAGAAACATCCAAGCTAAGAGTGTTGATCGCTGTGCCTGCCGACATGTCTACATTAACAGCCGTTATCGTCGATGTGCCACCATCGAGAGTGCCAATAATATCCACATCCCCACTCACCGTTATGGTAGACCCGTTTGCTGTCAATGTACATCCTGAGTTAACTATGATATCAGCTGCGGTGAGAGCAAAATTACTACCCGTTGTTGTAAAAATGGCATCTGAGCTGAGATTCAATGTCTCATTGCAGACAACGGCACCCAGAGCAGTAAATGTACGCACACCAGATATTCCAACCAATCGAAGTGTTGCATATGTTCCCGCCTGAATATCTGGTGTCGCATTAGTACTATGAATCAGTATTACTACTCCAGCAGTAATGGTAACACCATTATGTACGAATGGAACCGAACTTGCGCTTGTGGCAATTTGTAGAGTAAATGCCCCAGAAAGTGTTCCCGTTGCTGACATTGTAACAGATTGGCGAACAACCACATTGGCTGTCATTGTAGTTGTAATTGCGCCAACTTGTACCAAACTATCTAATGACGCATTGGTGTGTGCTAAATTTCCCGTGCCGGTAAGAGTTAAGGCTCCGCGGGCGGTAGGCCAAGTCCCCCCAGTAAGTAACCAGTTACCACTACATTGAATATCGGACCCCGCGGCAGATGGTGTAACCGTACCCGACGCCATTGCAAAATCTACTACATCGAGTCGTCCCGTGGAACCGGTAAAGGTTAGCGTTCCGCCAGCAACCGTGAAAGTTCCATTGCAATCTATGATATAATCATCAGCGGCGAAAGTACCCGCTGTAAGAGTTGCATTACCTGTAATGAAGAAAGTATCCGTTCCGGTAAGTGTGAGTGTCCCGTTGATCATATTGAGATCAGTCGATACCGTAATTGTGGCCGCGGTGCCGGCGGTGAATGTATTACTAGCCGTAAGATTGAGATCGCCAACACACACGAAAGTGTTACTACCCATCGCAAGAGTCGCACCATCTGACGCAAAGAAAGAAACATCACTGGCTACACTCATCTGAGCTGACGCTGTAATTGTTCCACCATAGATGCTTGAAATCTGTCCAATCTGAACTTCACCCACTTGAGTGCTAAGATCCCAATCGCAAGCATTAGTCGAAGTCGAATTAAAAATACAACGATCTGAGCTGCTAGGAATTGCATTGGGAGTCCACGCAGTCGCGATATTCGCATTCGGCTGCGTTCCGTTCCAAGTCCGATCTACCATTATTCTACTTCCTTCTCGTAGAACTTGAACTTCTTACCGTTGTCTTCAATGTAGTCAACAGTCGGATGTCGATCAACAACCACTTCACGCAATCCCTTCACCTCACACTTCTGACACTCCATCTCGATATTGATCACCATCTTATCGGGTGTCAAGTAAGTCTTTCCAATCGACATGGTCACGAGATCGTGCCCTTCATTACAATACCATTTATGATGCGTCATCTAAATCTTCTCCGTAACTAATTCATAACGAATCGTCTCGTTCAATCGATCAAATGTAAATTGATCTTCATAACTTACAGATCCTGAGAAGTTTCCCTCAATCTCACCCACTTCAAGATAAATGAAGATAGAGATATAATCTGTATCCGGCCAGAAATAAGTTCGATCTCTCTTCTCTCGATCTAACTCTCCAAATTCCAATAGATAATCAAGTAAAACGACTTCATCCTCTATCTCAATTATCACTGTAATTCTGACCCTCTCCCCTGGACGATCAACAATGAGTGAGTCGGTTACTCTTACTTCACCGTCGTAAGTCTCGATACCGTGATTCTGAGCGGTGTTGTATCGCATGTAAACGATTCCACCAACGCCTGCGCTGAAAATTAAAACCGCTCCAAAAACACTGCTTAAAACAGCCTTATTAAGCATACTTCGCCCTCGCTAGAAGATTGAGACCCATATCTTGTATCTGCGGCATGAGGTCATCACTTAGAATTCCTTCAATGGTGATGTTCTGAGTGATGTTTACCTCTCGATTCTTTCCTCTCGATTCAATACTACGACGATTTTCCACCGCAGGAACAATAGCTTCTCCTTTGTGAACGAATCGAACACCAGAATTCCGCACGAAATCCTCGCCACGATGACGACTGCTGAAGATATCACCACTAACAACATCACCAACAAATCTACCTGCAGGCGCAAAAAATCCTCCTACAGCATTCTGAATATCTATTGCTGCATCTCGAATCTTTAAGAACAATCGTGCAATTGGTTCAAGTTTAGCAAGCCATATTATCAACTTGGCTACAACTAAGCTAACTAAAATGACTATACCTACAGGACCCAGCATTAACAATCTAAGAATCAAAAATCTAGCCACAATAAGTCCAATCAACGGAGCAACAACTCTAAGAGCGGGACCAAAAAGAACAATTATATTTGCAATCACCATCAATGCAGGAACAAATGGAAGGAGTCCAATTTTAATGATGTCAATCAATGCCAACATGATTGCCTTCAATTCATCTGCATTATCGCGCATGAATTCCAAGATGTCCTCAAACAACGGCTTCAGTTTCTCACCAGCATCGATCATTATATCTCGAAATGCAGATGCAATCTTCTTCAGAGTAGCCCAAGTAGTGAGTGTGTCCTGCTGAGTGCGTAGATTTGCCGCAAACCCTGCCTCTACATTATCAATATCCTTCTTCAATTGTGTAAATGTAGCACTACCTTCATCGAATGCCGCAAGTAGATTCAAGAAACCAGGTAATGCACGATCAGTGAAAATCTGCCCAAGGATGACTGTGATGTCGCCAAGTTCCACTTCAGCTTTCTTGAATTGCTGTAGAATCTCTGTGAGGGAAAGGAAGTTTCCTGCAGAATCTCTTGTTACAACACCTAGTTGATCCAACGCTCGTTGAGCCTGTCTCGAAGGAGATAACAGCGTAGTGAATATACGCCGCATGGCAGTTCCAGCAATAGATGCTTCCATACCAGCGTTGGCTAGGATACCCACTGCTGCAGCCAACTCTTCCATCGAGATTCCAAGTGCAGCAGCAACAGGAGATGCTACACGGAAGGCCACACCGAGATCGCTCACAGTCTGTTTCGTATTCACAGCAGTGAATGCTAACACATCAGCAACACGCTCCAGATCTTGCAACCCAAGTCGCATAGATCTCATTACTGAAGTAACGATTTCCGTCGCTTCAGCGATATCGATCAGTCCGATTTGTGCGAGTGATAGAGCAGGGTCTAAGGCCGCAAATGCCTCTTCCGTGCTAAGACCTGCCTGAGCGAAACGGAACGCTGCCGAGGCCACCTGGTCAGCCGTGAAGATCGTGGTGCGACCGAGGCGACGAACCTCACGCTCCAATTTCTCAGTGCTGATCCCTACCTCATCAATAATTGTGGCCGTTCTGACCATCTGTAATTCAAACTGGCTGAACGCATCAACCATTGCCCGTGTGAAAGCAACTATCTCAACAGCCGCTAAAGCAGCCATGTGTGAGCGCATTGCTCTGATTGCAGCGACCATTTTGTTCGTCCCTGCTTCAGCCTGAGTGAACGCTTTCGACGCTCGATTTGTAGCCGAGATAACAATTGCCAGTTTGATTACAGATACCATTAGTCGATCAATCCACGCTTCTTGAATGATGCCCTCGCAGATGCGATGTTGCTCTTACTATGATTCGAGCGTTGCTTCGCCCACTTCTTTGCAGTATCAGGATTTACTTCTTCTCCCATCTTGAATTTGTCACCTGACTGTTCACGCTCATACTCGCTACGAGCCATACCAAGCGCACCAAGTTCCCCATAAATGCCGGGATGCTTACCTAGTTCTTCTTCCAGTTGCGAGTAAGTCATTCCAAATCGCTCCATATAAAAATCACGAAGGAAGATGAGAGGATCTATGCTTTGACTCCCTCTGCCCTCTGATCGGAGGGAGTCGAGGATTCCCCCTTTTCATCGAGTCCGTCATCGAATGCGTCGATAGCATCTGCTATGCGCTGTTTTAACGCATGAAGGTCTTCTTTTGAAATTACAGTTTCCTCTAGATACTCTGTGACTTGATTTTCATTCATCCTCTTTCCGTCGAGAGATCTCAATGAGATCAACAACATGTTAGGTACACGCATAAGTAATTCAAACTGAATTGCTTCCTGTTCATCATCTGTCAAGAGTTCTTCGAACTCTTCTTCAGGAATATCCTTAAGCGTCTCGTACTCATTCTCTTTCATATGGATTTTCAGTTTGTTCTGCACTGAAACGGGCATCTGCGTCTGATACAATTGACGCAATTTCCCTATGATCAGTGGTCCCAATGCTAGTCCATACTTAGTTCCGTTCTCTCCAGTTACTATTTCCATACTTCATCACTACTCACTTGTTACTTGATTATGCTTGCATATCGATGACAGGACTTCCACCAACGAGCATACCAGCGAAGGACTGCTCAAGGAAATCTACATCTTGCCCAATTGGGAGTTCATGTTCATCGAGAATACAATGGAGGGCAGCCGTGTTGACACCCATATCGAAGTCCAGATAGAACCCCGCAGTTTGGTTGACTAACACACGCAATCTGATCTGACCAGCGGTGGTCCCAGGGTCTGCTTGGAAGATATCATACAACTCACTATTCTGGCGAATCGTTTTGATACTCCATGTTACATCTCGATTACCTTCAATCAAACAATCAGGGAAGAATCCCTGGTTATCAGCATGAGTTTCAATCAGATTGTTATTCACACTCAGATCGAACTCGGTGATCTTTGGATCTGTTGTGAGTGTCGATCCACTCCCATCCTCCCATGACCATGTCACATCACTGAAATGTGCTCCACGGTTCGTGGTCTGTGCGAGTGTGCTCAGTTCTCCACCAGGGGGTGTGGTCGCTTGTTCAGCAACATTGCTTTGAACAAAGATGCGACCGATGATCTTCACAGTCATAAGAATGAGATCATCAGGACGGAACGCCCATGAGATGGTATCAATCTTACATCCAGAGAGCTTATAATAGAAAGGAGTGGAACCATCAGTCCAACCCATCTCTAGCGTGAATGAACGCAATGGTTCAGCGATAGTAACAAGGCCTGTTCCGCCTACTGTTCCAAACGCCAACGAGACGAGATCATCCGTAGTGAATGCTTCTGATACGAGCGATTGAATCTCTACCTCGAACCGCTCACTATGCTTCTGCACAATGTGAACACCACGGTGATCCTTTCCTACAGGACGATACGGTTTGTGTCCATAATCCTCCTGAAATGTTCCTTCATTCAGAACAATACCGGGCCACAAAACCCGTTGCACCGCAGGATCTGTCCCATCGGTAACTTCAATCTCGTACGCCACTAGCGTGGCATCTTTCATTAATCCGTAAGTAGTCATGCTTATACCTTCGCTGCTTCTTCAATAATCACTCGGGATGCCCAAGATGTAAAAGTCCGATCTATAAACGCTTCATCATCATCACTGAGACCAACATAAGGACGAGAAGGAACTGCACTACCATGGAATCCAACATGAAGTGCTGTTCCTTGACCTTGACCTTGTTGAACTGCCGCCTTGGTCATGCGAGATGATGTAGATGCACTCTGTCGAAGAAGAAGATTCTTCTCGACATTAGGACCGATGATTGTAACTGTCTCCTCCCCCGCACCAAAAATAAATCGTGATATTCCACCCCGTTGTAGTCCTGATACAGAGTGTCTGATCGAACGGCGTAATTGTCCCTTTTCAAAAAGAGCCTTCCTACTACGAGACGCCGTTCTTCTAGCCCTCATCTCAAGAGTACTATCTTTGAGTGGATCCCAAGGAGTACCATCAGGACCAACTTCGTCCTTCATGCGCTTCTTAATAGCCTTCGTGATGTGATCACCTACCTCTTCATGAGGTTGCTCAGGGAACGCAAGTCTTGTCCGCATTCTACGCAGTGCTCGAATCACTCGCTTATCGTTGAGAACTCGAACATTGATGAAGCCTTCACCGGATTTCCCTGCTAATAGTCCACCACTAACATCGGTCAACGCTCCTTTCATAAGCGATCTAATCGCTATACCAAGTATGGGTAAAACCATTAGTCCTGCCTCACCTCACGCTTGTAAAGGAATTGTAGATCCATCGCTAGTGTATCCACGCTTGCCTTACCATCTGTCACCTCAGCATACTGAGCAGTGATGACTTTAAATTGGGTTGGGATGAGTCCATCAATCTCGGGTTGTTGATTTCGAACCACGAAATCTTCGATTGCTTCCTCATATTCATGTACGATACGCTCTCCTACGAGTTGAGTATCCTGTTGCACATCAATAACGATGTTCACGATAAGATCGTTATCATAGAGATTCTGAAAACCATGCTGAATCGTTCCCTTTCGAGTCACGAACAGATGACAGGCGGGCAACTTATCGAGAATGATATCCATCGTAGGAATTCCACGCCATGACTTGATGTCTCGTAACTTGGACTCTTCCTTCAGATTCTTCGTCAGCCACTGTACGAAGCGATTCACTGAGGAAAGTTCACTCCGATACAGTTGTTGACCCGTTACCCGTCCCATTACCTAATCCTCGGATCGAAACTCTCCGCAGTCTCACCACGATCTTCTCTGTTATCAGTCTCAAAGAAGTCAAACCAATCCAGATCGGTTATGCTTCCTGTCAGATCGAAGACAGCATCTCCACCGCTCACTGACACCTTGAAGGCACCAGTATCTGTGATGATCGTACCAGCAGTATTGAGCAGATCAAGATTACCAGCACGAATTTCTTCGAGCATGTGATCTAGATGCATCTTAAATTCCTTCGTTCGATCAAACCATACCTTCCCATCCATCGTCTCGAACGACATCTGATTCATTGCATAGCAACCCACCAGATTGGTAGAGATCTCTAGAATGAGAGGAGGTGCAGGATCAGCAAAAGGAACTTCATCATATGATGCGTTCAATTTCGCATTGATGAACGATTCTGCTTGCGTGATCTGTGCTGTTACATCAGCAGAAGAGATGCCAATATCACCCTCGAAGTTGAAAACATCGGTGGCAGCAGCAGGAACGACTAAATTGATAGTCTTCGGAAAGACGAATGTGTAGTCAGTCCCACCACCTACGATAGCAGCACCGTTCTTCGTTGCTGATGTAACAGCGAACACATGTGCGTTAAATTCTAGAATAGAGCCAATTTCACCATGGTAGTCCTGAGTCCAACTAAGGAATGGATACCTCTGTCGGATCTGGGCTTCCGTGGTGTATGGCATTACTAGTCACAATCGCAGTTGAATGCGTCCAGTTTGGATCTGTAGGTTTGTCCACATCCACGAGGACAGGTCTTGTTGTTGCGCTTGTAAGCCTTCCACCACTCATTCATGGAGAGCCATTCACCATTGAGCATCTTGGTTTCACCTTCGTCATCTCCAGGTCCACCATCATCATCGTCATCACCCTCAGCCAGATCTTCCAGAGATGCCTCTAGTTTGGCTTCGAGTGTTCCGTTATATTCATCAAAAGCATCCTCGTCTACTTCGAGAATGACCTTTTTAGCAATAGCCTCACGATAACTGTCCATGGCATATCCCCACCCCTGCAACTCCTTCAGAGACACAACCGTGCCCATGTCGTAGTATCCACCATCCAACTTCCCTCGTCCGAAACTCATTCCCTGTGCGTTAACTTTTACAAATGTTGCTGACATACTTAATCACCCTAGTTCTTCACCTAAGACGGCTATTTCATATGTGAAATCAGTTGTGCCGTCAGCACCGTTCTGTGTTAGCACAATTTGAATGTTTCCATCCGTACCAACTATAACGAAATCAATTGGGATCGTAAGTTGATCATCTAGAATCTGTTCAGGTGGAGAAGTAATTGCAACAGCGAGATTCCTGTAAATCGTATTGATACGATTTAGCGTTGCAGTCAGATTCTGAGTATTGAGAATTTCAATATCAACTGAAGCAGGTTGTGTTCCTCCTACTGCAGTAATATCAACCACTACACGAGTAAGTTTTCCACCATGCGGAAGTTTCGATAGAGCTATCGCAGTACGACTCACCGTGTTATCCACATTAGGGATAGTCGTAGAACCGCCTACAAAAGTGAGAGCCCGTGCGCCTACATTAAGAGCCATATTATTTACCTATTGAAATTAAA